ATTGACCTCTTCCGTATCCACATATTCTGTAATCTCTCTTGTAGTGCCTTCTGCATACCAATCATCTAAGGGTTCTATATCGTATTGTCCGTTTCCTGTGGGAACGATAACCAAGTTAAAAGCTCTAACAAGGCTACCTATAAAGTCACTAATCTTCTGCTCTGGCATTTGGTCGGATACTACTACATTAGCACTATAGGTTTGAGTAGCAGATGTAGATGCCGTTGCGATGTCTACAGGAGTAGTTATAGGTACAATAACAAACGATGTAGTAACTGCCGTTAATTCTATTGTACTTGCATCCCAAGCAGAAATAGGTGAAAACTTAATTTGAAAGACATCACCATCATTCACAAAATTAGTAGTGAATCTAATTGTGTCACTTCCACTTTTCTCTGTTTTATTAACTAATTGGTCATTTACATATAGAGAAATAGCATAATCATCTGTTGATGTTACTGCTACTTCTATATAATCCATATCAACCATACTTGATTGATTGAATGTAAACTTATCAGTAGTAGTGTTAAAACCAGAACCTGTAGCACTTGTAAAATCAATTACCTCATTTGTACTACCATTAGGTTGGTCTTTAAACATATACCCTGCTCTCCTATGACACCACATAAACAACTTACCAAAGTCAGCACTATCAAAGAAGTCACTATTGAAAGTAACACTATACTTACTCTCTATAGCATCCAATATCTTCTGCAACTTTATAGCAGGTTTCAAATCATAGTAAAACACACCTTGCTCTGGGCTTCCATTATGATACCATATGTTGTTAGGTAAAGGGTCACTACTCGTACTATCGTATATCCAATTTGCTACAGGAGATATAAGAGGGTAGATAATAGAATCACTCGTACCACTTACATATCCATCTAACCCTGCCTCTATATTGGTATCGTTGTAGGTATGGTCATAAGCACTCAAATCAAGGTCAGTAAGTTGGTCTTCTCCGAACTTATCCTTGAGAGATGTAACATTGCTAAAGAACCCTACACTATACGCATAAGGTTGCCCTTGCTTTACTTGTACGCTCTCCAACTCTAATACCCCTGCTCTAAATAGATTGTGGTTAACCTCTATGAAAGCATCTACCCTTACACTCGCATTAAAGCTACCAGAGATATCTACATTGTAGTAATGCTTAAATATCTTGTTGTTCTGTACTGATGCAGGAATAGTAAAACTTTGAGTGAAGTCACCAAAGACCTTAGAGATATCCTTAATGTTTTGTACACTTAGGTTTATCTCTATGTTCTCATTTTGGAATAGGTCAGCTCTTTGACCATCAATGTAGAGTTCTACTTTATACATATCTTGTATCGTATGCTTCTTCTACTTCTATTGTGTAGTTAATCGTTCTATCGTTTATAGACTTCTGCAAGGTGACTGAATTGGTCACTACATTTACAGGTAACCCATTGAGCAATATCTTCTCACTCATCATAAGGTCTTTGATAGCCTCTCTATAGTCTTCAGTTACCCATCCTGTGTTAAGTGTTGTAGTCACCTTACCATTGGTGTTGAACTGCTGATAGATATTATCTGTAGTGTCGTAGGTAAACCCACTTGATGATGATGTGCCTATAGACTTTCTAAAGCGTTCCGAAGTCACACTAAAGTTATCTTGACTTGCTTTGTAGAAGTGGATGAAATCCCAAGTACCATAACGATTGATATACTGAATGGTATTGATAGTGTATTTAGGCTCACACTCCTTAATCATCTTAATAGTCTCAACGGTATCACCATTATCATCTAAGAGTTTCATCTCCCACTCCGTTTGATTTACAGGTCTGTTAGATGCACTACCTGTATACCCATCACTTGTAAGCCAATTGTTTAAACTTAACTCACCTATAGGTATTCTAAGTATCCTATCTTCTGGTTGCACATCAGCGTGGTAAGATTGCAAATCAAAAGTATATATATCACTACCCCCAACTCTATAGACTACCTCATCAATAGTCTCAGCATTATACTTACCCTGAAACAAAGACATCATCTCATAGCCGTTATCTTTTACATATACCGTTGAGGTATTGTTAAGGTAGGCAGAAGGGAACTCAAAGTTAGTACCCTCACTAAAGAGATGATAACCATTAGATGCAGGGAAGATATCTGTGCTTCCTGTTACATTAGTAACCGAAGGTGGGTCTGATTTATCATAATAATTGATATCATAATCTACTTGTACCCACACGATGTTATTGTTCCTCTCACCTGTAGGGGATGTTCTCGTTTGGTTAGTATCATATACTGCTCCTATCTCTTCTCTCACCATAGGTGCGATATCAAAGGATACATCTGTACCTGCAAAGACATCTCTAAACAAAGTGTAATCAGCAGTAGATGGTCTACTACTTCTACTCCCTGCCCATACATATATCTCTAAGGTGATATCAGTTAGGGAACTTGCAAGTGAAGAATAGTTTGCAGTTAAGTATATAGGGCTTCTTGCTCCTACTAATTGGTCTGGTGCTATTACACTCATATTATAAGTCTCGTAATATGTTATCTAAATCATCATCTAAGCCTCTTAAAAGCTCAAGGGGTAACCTCTCAAACTCTAACGCAAAAGGTGCAGTAAAGAAGTTGCTCTTAGGTATACCCTTTCTATATATACTTCGTGATACCAAAAAGGTAGCACTATCTATATTGGCTTTTGTCTTAGGTATAAACTTTCCTGTCTTGAAGTCTCGTAGCTTAAACTTGTTGTTGGTTACCATCCTTCTTATAGCACCCATATTAGGGTACTTGTTGGTAAAGCCAAATCTTGAGCCTCCTTGTACTTTGTACTTAACACCATCAACACCCTCATCAATGTATTGACCGTAGTCTAACATCTCAAAGAACATCTCGTAGTTAAAGCCACTTTGAAACTGCCCTTTAGTATTTCTATTCTGCTTGACTAATAGGTTGAAGTCTATGCTATCCTTTAGGTCACCTGAGAACACTTGTCTCCTTCTACGCTTCTTACCATCGTTAAAGGTAATAGTGCGAGTAGCACCAAGATTTAACTTCGCAGCTTTCACAACTCTGTTACCAAACTGCTCAAGCACTTGCTTCATATGTTTAGTGCTTATGGACAAGTGGTAATGGTATTAGCAATGTCTATAGACAAGGTTAGATTCCAACCTACCAATAGATTCTCAAACCTATCTTCAAAAGGCTCACAAGTAGGTTGTCCGTTTAGCTGATACTTGTCTTGCATAAGGTCACCTCTTTTGAGATGTGATACAAGGTCGTTAGCTACCAGAAGTTGTGTGTTTAAAATGTCGTGTCTATTGTCAACACCATAGAATATCTCTGCCTCTTCTCTTGGGTCATCCTTACTCACATCTGCTACATCCATAAACAAGATGCTCATATTGTAAGTGATGCCAATATCGTTGAAGGTCACATTGTTTATCATAATATGTGACAAGGGGAATATAGTCTGCTTGTTGAGGTCAACCTCAAAGATATCACCCTCAGTAACTGTGTTGACTTGAGAGTTAGCAATGAGGTGTTCTCTAATCTTTGTTGTAATGTCGTAGAAACTCATAATAGGTTAACTTACTATTAGAGTTAGTGTTTAAGCATCTTTCTTTCTACATCACTCTTCTCCTTATCATATACAAGTTTGGTAAGGCATTGTGATAGGGGTAACATAGTAATAGTATCGTACCTACTAACATCACCTCCTGCAAGATGGTCTACACTTCCATACCATCCCCACTTTCTACTGAAGTTAGCGGAGGCTGAGAGATTAAGCTCTCCTTCTTCTCCCCCTCCAAAGAGGTCTGGGTATCCTTCAATAATTTGTTGCTTAAACGATAAAAAAAAAGCGTAGCACCTAACGCTACATCTAATGGGAAGTCTGCATAGCCATCAGTACCCTTGTAAGGTTCTATCTCATACAGGTCACCCTTGTCCTTTACAATAGGTCTATACAATACCCCTACGGTCTTATGCAATTGTTGCATATCACTTAGGTAGCTATCCAAATCTATATACTCACCAAAGCTCATCTCTTCAAGGTTGGGTACAAAACCATATTCCTTGCCTCTAAAGGACAATCTCTTTACAAGTGGATGCTTACCACCTACGATAGATAATATGTGCTGAGAGATGTCTAAGATGTCTTCTGCTTTCATTGCATAGGCTACCTTCAATGGTATGTTAGCAAATAGTTCAAGAGCCTTGAGTGTCATAAAGGTTTCATCACCTTCTACCTTTAGGAACTTTTGGTACTGCTCTACCGTGAGTTCTCTTGCGTTCTCTGGAAGTATAACCTTTACCTCCTTACCTGACTGCATATCTACCATAGTTCGGTCTGCTTAGTTTGTTATATGTTGCATACCTCAACGCATCTATAGCGTGGTTAAACGCATCTATAGGTTTATTGAGTAGCTTACCATTTTTATCTTCTACCCACTTGTAGTTTCTCATCTCCTTGACAAAGTTCGCACCTGTGATATGTAGCTTGTACCTCTTGAGCATATCAATACCTGCATTGATGCTATCAGCACCTTTCTTAGTAGGCTTGATATTCCAACCCATCCTGTAGAGTTCTTCTATAGATTTAGGTTCTGCACTATCAGCAAATATCTCTGCTCTTCTATCTATCCCCAATGCTTTTAACTTCTCACTAATGTCCCTATTCGTTAGGTTCGTTTCGTATAGAAGTTCTTTTGCAAAAATGTTATTATCGTGATGGTAGACCCCAACGAGAGTAGTCGGGTCATTAGTAAAACCAAAGTCCATACCGTACGAGAGGAGTTTAGCCTGTTCGGGTATCTCCTCTTCCATAAATGTAAAAATTGTAGCCTTACTTTGACCCCTTTCTCCCAATCCGTATATGCGCCAATAATCTTCATCAGTAGATTGTAGTCTCTCAATCTCCTCCACAATACTATTATCCAGAAAAGGATTATCCAAGTAAGTAGATTTGATAAAGGTGACATCATCTCTCGTGAGTAACCTGTCGTATATCCAATGGAAGTCATCGGAGGGGTTGTAGTCAAGGTATATCTTGTCTGTGGTTCTAACGAGTAATTGGAAGAAGTCTTCCCAAGTAAGTTCGTTTGCCTCGTTACAGAATAGATAGTGCCTTCTTGCACCTCTTTTCTTTTGAGGTTGGTCAAGTGACACGAACTCAATGATGTTGCCGTTAAGCCTATATATGTGTTCGGATTTGTTATGATACTTCTCATCATACAGGTTCATATTAGTTAGTATCTCAATAAAGTCTCTCATCGCAGTCATCTTGAGAGAGGGTAGAGATTTCCTTACAATAGTAAAGACCTTACCCTTCTCGGATAAAGCCAATACAATGATGAGTTGAAGTAGTGAGTATGTTTTACCAGAACGAGTACCTCCTTGATTAACTACAATCTTGGTAGGTGCATTATAGTTCTTCTCAAATATCTCACTCGTTTTTATCGCTACGCTTGACAATCTCTATCTTAACTTCGTTAATCTCCTCATCGGTTTCTATCTTGTTCTCAACCCTTGCAAGTTTGGGAGTGGTATACTCCGCCATTTGGTTGAGTATCGTTAGAGCCTTCTCTGGATTGTCTGCTGCAACCTCAGTTAACCAATTGGTCATATTCTCTAAGTTATCCTCTACGAGCTTTGTAAAGGCTTCTCTAATCTTGTTAGTGGTTTTATTAGCAGAACCTTTAGGTCTGCCGTTAGGGTTACCACTTTGTCCTTTATTGAATTTACTCATTCTGTATTAATCTGTTCTTTACAGGTTAACCTCCTAAATCAAATATTGTTAATTGAGACTTGTGTGTGTCAAGTCTTTCAACTGCATTGTTGTAATACTCCTCATCTATTTCCCACGCATCTAAATCAAACTTACGGTTATGACAAGCAAGTGCAATAGAGGCAGAACCTAAATGAGTATCAAGTATCTTATCACCTTCTTTGGCGTAGTTATCTAATAACCATTCGTATAATTTGACGGGCTTTTGGGTGGGATGTATTCTCACCTCTTTGTTTTTCATATCTTGCTGAATCATTCCATTCCATCGCCAAGTGAATTTTCTCACCGCAGAATCAAATGAAGTAAATGCTAACTCGCAGTCAGCGAAATCGCCGCTGTTGTCTTTATCCCAAACTATCCAACAATGAGAGTTTAAGAATCCAAGCGTTGGTACTGAAACAAGCATATTTCCTAAAAAGTGATTTGCTCCCCATATAATCACATTTTTTGAAACTCTAAATAGTTCATCAAAATACTTGTGTGTAGGTGCTTGATTATCCCAATTTTTTGGAGTGTACTCTTTTGCTTTAGCTAACTTACTTCTACTATGATTACTTTTTCCATCTTCACCAATCCCATAAGGAGGGTCTACTATTGCAAGGTCATAGGCATTATCTTCCATCTTCTTCATTGCCTCTAAACAATCTCCCAAGTGTAGGTTAATCTTACTCATCTCTTTTACGCTTTGCCTCTTCTCTAAAGAGTTTCTTAATGGTTTGAGTGTTGGCTCTACGAGCTTTCCTATTCTCTCGTGTAGGTGCTTCTGGTAGTTCTATGAAGTTCTTTACGAAGGCTTGTTCATCTCTTGATAGTTGTCCTCTCATATGTATTTGTACGAGGAGTTCAAAGATGTTGTTTAGGTTGTTACGATTGATGAGTACATTAGCACTCTTACCTGTATCACTCATTAGAATTTAATTAGTCTCAGTCTTCTTTGGTACTTGCGTATAAGTAATGCTGAGTTGGTTAATTGGTGTTGTAGTTCTGGAGTCCATCCGAATCTACTTGCTTGTATAGATAGGTTGATGTTATCTATCATTAACATATCAAGGTACTTTTGTACTTCTCGTATGTGTCGTGTCTTGCGAAGGTATCCTTTAATCATTTTCAATTCCGTTTTCATCCCTATCTCTAAGGCATAGTTCTATAATACTCATAGGCTTGTTGCAGTTGCAACTCATTATAAAGTTATTGTAGGATGTACATAAACATAGACTAAAGCCAATACACTTAATGCAAACATCGCTATCGTAAACGATAATAAGTAGAATAGAATCTTTGTTTCTTTCTCTTGCTCATTCATCTCTCTTTGGTTTTAAGGAACATCTTCCTGTTCTACGACTATGGAGATATTCTCATATCCCATATTCATTAAGTCCTTTCTACATTCTCTGGCAGCCTCAATAGTATCAAAAATGTAACTAATGGCTTTTGACCTAATTACTTTGTATTGTATCATAGTAATTTGTTATAAATTGTTTATATCATCTCTTTGTTTAGTATGCTTCTTCATATATACTTTTAAGCATTCTATCTTCCGACCTTACCTTATTGTATGATGGGTTAAGTACCCTGATAGTGAAGTATTCTAAATCAAAGACCTCAACCTCTGGATATTTAGATTGAATAACTTTATTATACTCATTGCGTAAATCATCCAATCTAAATGTGTATTTAGCATACGCAATTTTACTTTTTATGTCTTGCGTGTTTGTATAACTTACAAAGTGTGAGCCTAATCTTTGAGTTATATGTCTTGCCCAACCTAAATATAATAGATTGTCTCTATAGTCATAAAGAGCATACATAGCCTCTCCGTGTCCTATTTCTTTTGTAGCCTTCCATTGAGAAGCTAATGATATATAGGTTTGTTTGTTAATCCTATTATCGCTCAAGAACTTGTTTGCAATCTTAGATAAACTCATAACTCTCCTTGTATTGTGTAGTTATTAACCATCTCTTGTATCTCCTCCAAAGGTCGGTTCTCAAAGAACTCGTGATACTGCTGAAGGGCATACAATACTTTCTCCTCACCTTTATTGTAGAAGTCCTCACTTACCGTGTAAACACCTACATCACAACTTAGCTTGTCTATCACCAAGAACTTAAACTTAGTGTAGTCTACATTGAATAGTCTACAATAGATATAGACCTGTACATCGTAAGAGTATTTGTGTCTTGCGGAGAAGACAAAGTTTCTAAGGTCACTTGTTGTTTTCAGGTCAATGATAGTACCATCGTTCTTTAGGATATCTGCCTTTGCTCTAAAGGGGTATCCCTCTATGGTGTCATCTACTGCACCAACCTCAAAGGTAGAGTCTCTTAATAGTTCTACTGCTTGGTGGTTCTTGAATAGTGCCTCAGTAAGTTTCTCTGCTTTCTGCTTTTCCTTTTGGGTAAACAACATATGGGCAGGATACTCAGCTTTCATCTCTCGCCACTTCTTAGTGTTCTTAGTGGTGACATCAGCGAATACGAGGTCGTTAATCTTATGAGGTTCTAACACCATCATATGAATAAGCCTACCATCTATGAGAGCTTGGCTATTTGTCTCCTCACCGTACTGCATAAGATTGTAGTAGGTTCTTGGAGAGTCCAGAAGTTTCTTAATGTTGCTACTGCTGAAGGCTACCTTTCCTAAGTAGCCGTAGTAGAAGTCATCGTTGGCTGCTTGTTCTACGAGCCAATCTTGTTTGTGTTGCTCACCGTTGAGCATTGTAATTAACTTTGACATAAGTGTGATTGTTTTATCGGGTTAACCCCATTCCTTGAATAAAGCGTTGACCTTTGTCGTGGTCAATGCTCTTGATTAATCTATAAATGAAAGCGGAGGCTCTGCGTATAGATAGCATCTCTGCCTTGCTTGTTTCACTCCCTGTGTTTTGATACATCTGTGCATCTATATATAGGAGTTGGTCAATCGCCTCTTTGTCGCTTAACGCTTCTTCAAAGGCTATCTGTGCTTGTAGGATTGCTTGACTATGTGTCATCATCTCTGGTAATTTATTTGGTTCTCAATATAGTCATCTTCTT